ACTGGTTCTTCCAGAATCTCTTTCAGTCCAAGACTCAGATACTACATCGTCAAGAGCATGGGCTGCTGCAGTAGTAGTTGAGGTAGCACGAGTTACTCCTGTAAAAGTAGTAGATGTAATCCCAGTGTACGTAAATATTTCACTGTTAATTTGTAACGTACCACTAGAAGAAAACCCTGTAGTAGAGTCTACACTAATAGTTCCTGACCCAGTCATACCAGTTGTAGAAACTATTTTTGAGGCAAGCTCAGTAGAGCCACAACTAAAAATCTTTTCACCTCTAGCTGCTACAACTTTGTTAGCAAAACTAGCAACCATAAGTATGTTTTCACTAGAGTCAGATGTTTGAGGAACTATATGATTAACGAATTTACGAAACCCATTTATTCTTCTGTAACCACCCTCAATGTCAGGCTCAAAGTTTTCTAACTCTAACGCTTCACCTGGTTGCATTAAAAATGTAGAACGGTTTAAAACTAAACCGCCCTCACAGTTAAATGCTGCAGGTTGAACCTGAGAAGTATCTGGCATTATGAAATGACCCCTGCCATAAAGTTAGCAGAACCTCTAGGAGTTATAAGAACTGTGGATCTTACATACTCATACTTGTTGATAAGCAAGCTCTGCATGTTCTTAATGCCTTGCTCAAACCTACCAAAGTTTAACTGATACTGTTGCATCTCTCCACGATACTGATACACAAATGCTGTAGCACCATCTGTAATTACAGGACCAAACCTGTCTGGTATACTTGTAGTATCACCATGAGCAGCTAGGTCAGAGGGAAATGTAAAGTAATCAAAGACTAGTGTGTATTGTTTATCTGGGTAAGGGTATAATAAATAGTTATTGTCTGGGGTACGTACTATGTTTCTAGGTACACCACCACCGTCAAACTGTGTTACTGTTGTACCATCTGCGTGTAAAGCAGCAGTTGTACTGTTAGCACCTCTAGTGCAACCTGTAATATCGTTACCTGAAACACCTGTGTAAGTTACTTGCTCACCACCAATGTACACTTTACCTGATGCAGAAAAACCTGTGGTAGAAGTTAAAGTAAGAGTTGTTACAGAACTTGAGTGTGATCCGTTAAGAGTTGTTGATTCAATCTGATCTTCCTCGTTAGGATAATCTTTATCAATGTACTCGTTATAGTTAAGAGAAACTAAATTATTACCTGCAGAATTAAGATCGTCATCTTTTTTAATTCTTGCGGTGTTATAGTCTACTGACTTAGTACTTGTAGGTAGGCTGTACCTTGCTACACCTGGCGTCAAAGTAGAAGAATTTTGTGCGTGGTTAAAAGAGTATCCAAACTCTCTTTGATTAATATATCTTATAGATTCATTAACTGCATTTTGACATTGTACCTGAACACCCCTTGCGTTTGCAAAGGTAGTAGATGTAAGCACTACTTCATTCATGCGTGTGATAACATCGTTAGTTAACGAAAGAAATGTCAAAGCCATATTGTTTCCTTTAGATAAGCTAAAGGGGCCAACCTAAGTCAGCCCCCAAAGTTGTTTTATGCTAAGTCACGAGCAGCAGCAGAAGCTTCTGTCATTGCAGCAGAAACATCAACAACTACTGCGTAGACACGTAAGCGTCCAGTTGCAGCAGCAGCACCTGCGATTGTAACATCAATAGTGTCAGCAGTACCCACAAGAGCCAAAGACTCAGCAGCATACGTAGAAGCTGCACCTGTGTTTACAATATTAGCTTCACCGTTACTACCTTTTACAAGGTATGTACCTGCAGCAGCATCTAATGCAGCACCATCAATGATGTCATCTCCACCACCAAAGTCAATATTACAAGTACAACTTGCAGTAAAAGACTTCATGATTTCAGCACCTGCAGCAATCACAATTGATTCAGAAGGTACTTCTAGTAGTTGAAAGATGTCACCGTTAGCAATAGTAGCACCTGCAGTAATCATAGCATCAATGTCTAAGATTGCCTCCATAGTGCGTACTGTATTTCCTACTACAGTTGGAACAGCAAGAACGTCTGCACCAACACCTGCAGTAGAAGCGAGAGTCATATCAAAAGTAGCCATAAGTTATATCCTCCCCTTACGCTGCGTTATATTTAGCAGTAACCAAGGCTTCTGGCCTTAGTATTTTTCTGCCGTATAGATGCATACCACGAACAATGTCAGCAAAGCTGTCAGGGTCACGATAAGTTTCAGTCTTGCTGATTTGCTCCGCAGTTGCGACAGCAGAATCATGACCACCAACTATAACACCAAAGTTAGTAAGTTGGTTTGCAGTGCCTGATGTACCTGGACCTGTGCCTAGGGCAGGAAGGTTTGATGATACATATAGACGGAAACCATGAAAGTTATTGATAGTAAGACCGTTACGTAGTCCACCACTTTCACCGTAGTCTCCATTCATGAAGCGTGAGTCCTCATCAGAGAGTAGCTCCATAAACACTGGGTCAACAACAAGCCATCTACCTTGGGTATCAACTTGTTGTACGTCAAGCAATCGTTTCATTCTTGCAATAATCATTGCAGGTGAAACTGTAGCTGTTGGTAGAGATGTAGCACCTGGCATACGAGCAGTTACTGGGATTGAATGATCCCCTGCTGATGTTGTCGTAATGTTACCAAATGAATCTTTACGTAGCTTCATGCTTGTAAGCAACTCGTCTGAACCTGCAGAAGAAACAGACTTTGAACCATTTACTTGGTCGTTTACTGCATCAGCTTTTGAGTGTAGACTTGACTGCTTAAAACCTGACAGATAGCCAAGAACTTCTTGGTCATACTGATCAGCTAGTCTGTAAGCTGCACGATCCGTTGCAAGTTGCATGAAGTTCACATGTGAGTGCGCTTCTTCGATATCGTCCATCTTAAAAGCGTAGTAGTTGCTTTTGTCTACGACTAACTGAAAATCGTCATCTTCAAGATCTTGTGCTGTGATGTTTGTACCACGAGCATAAGCTTGAACTGAGATTTCTGGTTCTTTAATAATTCTGACCGTATCTCCTTGGGCAGAAATCTCTCCGAAATAATCAGAGTTAGTTATGTCTCCTACAGTAGCAGCCTTGCGAAAAGCAAGCTGTACTTTTTTGGAGTAGATTATTGGCGAAAAATTACCGTTTGGTAAATTGCCATAACCTGTTGCGGTTTGAAAAGCCATGATTAAAATCCTCCATGATATTTGGCTTTGAGAATAAAGCTTAAACACCTGAAAGAGGCTGTACGTTTTCTAGGGTGCAGAGAGCATTCGGTTGCGCAACAGAATACTACTGGGCCTATACTTGGACAGGTAGTTCTTTGTAGTTTAGACTTTTGGGTTAAATGTATCTTTGAAGGTAGTCCTTACGGAGGCTTCAAGTCAGATACTGGTAGTTATATGCTTGACTTAATATATGTCAACCATTTATCTTGCAGAACCAGACATATCATAAACAAACTTGCCATTACGCATAGATTCGTTTATCTTGTCCTGCATTTCCTCAAACTCCTTACTAGACATCCTGGCTACATCAGACTCTTTTATTTGTCCTTGTACGCCTTTTGCGTCTACAGAAGTACGAGTTCCTTTAGCAACAGTAGATGCTGCAGCTTTTTTAGATTGTTTCTTAGCTGCTAAAGTCATACCGTTGTCAATTTTAAATAGGTCAATCACACGTACAACTGACGCAGGATCATCCATGTTTTCGTAGAGTGCATCCTTAACCCACTTGGGTTGTTCGTCTGCCCAGTTGTGAAACTGATCTGATTGTCTTAGATCATCAAAGTCTTCGTGAGACTTGCGAATAACATTCTCTGACTTTATTCTTTGAGCTTCAGAGTGAGCCTCGTCTAACTCTTGTAAACGTGACTCAGCCTTGTTGAACATCTCTTGAGCTTTCTTGGCTGCAATAGTTTCAACAATACCTGCTACGTCTGGGTACTCACTTGCCCACTTCTCTATGTCTTCATCAGACTTAGGAGGAACAATACCCTCACGTTTACTTTTGTTTTCTAGAGCGTCAAACTTTTCTTGCCACTCTTTTTCTTTAGAAGCTAGATGTTTACGAATATCACCGTAGCGTTTCTTAAAAGACTTTTCTTCAGCGTTTAACTCGCTGTCATTGTCTTCCTGTGCTTCGGTTTCCTCTGAGGTTTCTTCTTGTTGAGTATCACTCGTTGCTTGAACTTCGGAGTTCTCAGTATCATTGCTACTGGATTCCTGTTGTTCTTCCACTTCTTCACCACGAGCCTCTGCTTCTAGTCTAGCAATCTCAGCCTCTTCAGCCTCCATTTGCTTTTGTTTCTTAGTGTGGTTATATCCACGATCTACAAAACCTGCTGTTTTAGGTTTTTCCATTGTAGTTAGTTCAGGCATTTAAAGTTCTCCTTTATGTTGGGGCCAGGAACCATTCCTGGGTAGCCTTATTGTTATTGTTTACTTCTTGCCCTTTTTATTCATTAGTCCACCTTTGTTCATACCTCTATCTTCACCACCACGTTGTACTTTTAGTTCTTTTGTGGGGTTAAAATTTTCTTTTTCTCTAACTGACCTAATAGCTGATTTACGTTTATCACTACGTTTCTTTGCAGCTTTTCTTGCTGCCGCTGCATCATTTTTAGGTCTTTGTGGGGGTGTTCCTGTTGAGGTTGTGCCTAGATCTTTTGTTCTTTGTTTAACTCTTGTAAACGCATCTTCTATACCCTTTGATCCTCTACCTTTAGGTCCAACCTTTTTAACAAACTTTTCAAAATCGTCTGTTCCTTCTTTAAATATCCTATTACCAAAAGGATCAGTAGAGTCCTTAAATAAAGCTACATCTATGTTATTTTCTACAACATCTTTTGCAAGTCTATCTCCGTTGATAAGACCTTTAGGCATGTATTCTAGTTTAGAGTCTTTAAGAAATTGTTGATACTGACTTTTTAATCTATCTACTTCTGCTTTATCAGCACCGTTAGCCTCCATGATAATAATGTTAGCAGCAGCTTGAGCAGCGTTAGTTCCGTTCATAAACGCACCCATAACACTACCCTTTGGAGACTTGTTTAATAACTCAGATGTTTGTGATCCTAGATTACTCATGTCAGTATAATCAAACTTTTCCATCCAAGAATTAGGGTCTGACTCTACCTGTGTTGTTGACCCACTACCACCTCCTGTTGAAGTAGTTGTAGGTGTTACAGCCTTTGTTTCTGAGTATCCCATTTCTTTTAGTCGAGCTACTTCTGCTGCATCTGCTTCACTTAGAGGCATGCTAAATGTTCTTATCTCACCGTTAGGTCCGTACAGTGTCATAGTCTCAGGTATTGCAGGTGTGTCTGCAACTGGCGGTTGTTGCTGTGGTTGATTACCCATAAAACTAAAACCAAGACCGAATGGGCTAGCATCAAAAGTATTTTGTGCATAAGAGGGAGCACCCTCCTCAGATGAAACAGGAGTTGAGGTAACTGGATTACCTGCTTGATACCCTTGTACCTGACCACCACTAGCCATAGTTTGCATAGGCATCTGACCTTCTACAGGATTAACACCAGATAGAGTTGTGTTTCTTTTCTCATCTATAGGAGCAGGTCTAGGTTGGCTGTAAAGTTGCTGTTGCTGTAGGTAAGGGTTTTGTACTTCACCACCTTCAGCCATACCTGTCATCATTTGTCTGATAGCAGACATCTCTTGCTCAGATAGTTCCTCGTTATTGATAGGACCACCTGCAGGTACAGGCTCTCCACCTATACGCCCATTGGCTTCCATATCAGCTAGACCCATCTTAGCTTGATCTCTTAAATCTT